TGGTTAAATATCAATTCCTGATCCTGTTCTCCGGATGGAATATTTTTTTGAACTTGTGTGATAAGCATTTCGTGATTTCTGGATACTATATTACCGCGTTCTTCGTTGTCCAAGTAATAGTAATTTGCGTATACTTCGTAGTTGTAACTCATCACATTTTTCCAATAAAATCTCAATTCAACTTCGTGATAATGCAATGCAACTAATGGTAAAGCTGATTGTGGACCTTCGCAGAAGAAAAACCTAAGAGGGTAAAAATACGATTTAGAGTTGATACCTGGGTGTGGACCATTGGAACTTTTAGAAACGTTCTGTGCGAATGTATCTATCGCAATCTTTTCAGTAAAGATAGAGTCTTGTGAGTCCACCATGTGACCACCTATGTATAATTCGACTTTGTCTATAATTTGTGTCCAGTCGGATGGATCGACAGCTTCAGTTCCATCATCTACTGCTATGTACACATGTCCAAGCATGTCACCTGTTTTTTCAAATTTAATTGACGTCATGGAGCCATTTGATACGTTACCACGCATCAATTGCTTTTCCACGGACTGTGAAAAATTTGAATGTCGTTTAAATGTCGATGAGAAAAATGATATCTCTGGTTCGCCCATGATATGTTTATCTTGGGCACCAACCGCGATGAGTTGTACGACTCCCGTCGACATTTATAATAACGAAAGGTTAAAAATATATCTATCCTACGCCCTGATTAAATAAATGGTAAATTCTTATTCTTGCACACAAATTTGAAAATCATAAAGTTGTCTATGGCGCTATTTACAGTGGCACCATCTTCATCTCTGAGTGTACACGTGAGACGGTCGAGTTTTCTTATAGGCGTGGTATATTGTGATTCAATATCATAATCGTCTTTGAAAATGATTGGATTAGAACCAGACTGAATTATAGTACCAAATCCCCTGTTAAGATTAGACATAGACGCCTGTCCACCGAACACGTCGGTTGTTCGCTGCGAGTAATTCGTGTTAAGTTCATCTACTGAAACGTGACACACATTGGAAGAAGGTGCGTCGATCCGCGCGGCTATGAGCTTCGCGTGAACTATATTTTCAAGTGACTGCGTAAGGTGAACCGTAAATGTATTTTTGCTAGATTGACCAATGGTATCGACCGTTATGGTGTGATACTCGTAATCAAAATCAGGCACAGCTGGACGAGTTGTATTCACCGTATTCATTACTTATAAGTTAGATTAAAGATCCGCCAATTCCACCAATAATCTTCGCATCGGCGCTGTCCTTGACGAATTTTTGGTCACCGCAAATTCCACCTGGTGTCAAAGCCTTGGTGTAGTACGCAGATTCTGGGGATCCTGGGGCACACTCAATCTTGTGCTCCAGGTCAAAGATGGAAGTAGGTCCAGCCTCTTCGGACGTCTCGAGGTTGATTGGTCTGGGCTGGTACATGCTTCTGCGTGGACTCAACATCATGAGAACACACAACAAGAGGAAAACCACGGCGATCGCCTTGAGGGTATTTCGGTTCGTGGAGTTAAGCTTCATTTATTATGTAGCCAATATTTTTTATATTAAGTGCGTTAAAGAAATTGGATTAGTTTCAAAGTACAGAGTAATGGACGGTGAAATTACACTTGACCGAAGTCGTGGGAATGTACTGAAGCTTGACGATAATGAACAAGCTCTCATGGACGAAATAGAAATAGAAGTTCCACGTCCTCGTACGTCTATACCAAAACCCACTGTGTATAAACCTGTCGCTCGACCCCCACCCATGGAAAGTGCCATGCAGGAAGACATAGATGCCTTTGCGAATCCAACGAAGCAGTCTGCACCACCACAGTATCAGGAAGACCCCGTTGACTATGGCGAATATGACCAAGAGGAAGAACAGCAGCCATACATCCAAGGTGACTATGCCATACAAGAAGAAGAGAGACCATCGCCTGGATACAAGTCCATAGACGAAGAAAAGGCGGATCTGGTAAACAAGCTCGGTCGTCTTGAAAAGAAGGGATTCACTGTAAACAAAAGACTTAACGCATATTCTGGCATTGACGATTTACGAACGGAGGTGAGGAGAATTACCTATAGTATAGATGTTGAGAAGTCTATTAAATTCTCTCGTAGAATGCTTATTGCCTGTTGTACAGGGTTAGAGTTCCTTAACAAGAAATACAATCCATTCGAGATCCAGCTCGATGGATGGTCGGAGAATGTGATGGAATCGGTGGATGATTACGATGAAGTGTTTGAGGAACTTTACGTTAAGTATAGATCTAAGGTTGCGGTTGCCCCAGAAATAAAACTCATTATGATGCTTGGTGGTTCTGCGATGATGTTCCACTTGACGAACAGTATGTTCAAATCTGTGATGCCTAATATGAATGATATTTTGAAGCAAAATCCAGGGCTTGTGCAAAACATGGTTGATGCCGTGAAGAACACGACACCCAGAAACACAGAAGCTCCAGCGGGCGAACAACCAAGTGAGGAAAGATACGAAATGAAGGGACCCGGGGTTGACATTTCGAGCTTGATGGGTAATATCATGATGCCTCCAGTTCCTCCCATGTCGACCACCGCACCAGAACCAATTCCAAACATTGACCCAGACGATGATGACGATGCCATCTCCGATATCGTTGATGCACCAGAAGAGGTCGAAGAAGATACCGATGTGAAGGAGGTGAAGGTGTCTACCACGAAGAGTAAACGTGGTCGTAAGAAGAAGTCCGTCGAAATAAATTTGTAGATATAGTATAAATGATAGGGTACTGTCCCATCGAGGAAGAGCCACCAGTGCGGCTTCCTCCCCGGGTACGCGGGCCTCCCCGGAAACCCGAGGCGGATAAAAGGAGAGAGGACACAGAAACGAACTATGTCGTTTTGTTCTTTATCGCGGGCGTTCTCACACTCGCCGCGATGGATTCTGTTAAAAAGTAAATGTATTTCATTTTACCAGCCGCATGTAATGTGAATGGTAAAAGGAAGATTAGTCTATTTTTCAAGTTGTTCGACCATTTCTCGAAGTTCGTTAATCGCACCAACGGCGTACGGTATTATGCAATGATAATCAAGTTGAGCTACATTTGCACCCCAATCATCGTATGATGGTTCGTTTTTAGTTTCATTGGGTGTAGCACCGTCCCCGGGTACCACGGCGTGTTTTAGCTCCGGGGCGTCGTACCATATATCTTGTGCTATGAATCCACTTTCTATCATGCCATTCTTTTCATATATGACGGGATTAAGCTTTGATATAGTATCCAGAGAATTCACTATTATAGAGATATTAGATTTGATTCTTATATCGGATGAACCAGACTGTTGGATATTTGTTAACCCAGTTCCGGATCCATAAAAATATTCAGCGTATATGTTTCCATCTATTACCAAATTGGAGCGCCCTTCCCCCGTCGCCGAAACTCCTTCAACGTATTCATAGTAACTCTTTCCGAATGAGATGGAGTGTTGTGGAGATGTATTATGTATACCAACTCTGGCCTCGCCCGATGCATTATACGACTCGGTAATAAAACTTGTAGATGCGCTTGGTCCATTGGTCCATGTAGGTATACCAGAAGAGCTATGTATGGTTAAAAATTGTCCCGCGTTACCCTTTGGTAAACGCGTGAGCGTGTTGTTCCCATCCGCATATAATATATCACCCTTTGTGAACCCCGTGATACTACTCGTTGACGTGATCATGATATCAGTTTCTAGACCCGATATGCTAGTGTTAAGCGAGGATATACCCGGTGCAGCACCCCATACAGGTACACCGGAGCTCACCTGTAATACCTGACCCGCCGTAGAGCTTATACCACGTTTTGAGAGTGTACCGTTTGCGGACGCATATAATATATCACCCTTTGTAAAATTAGTTGTAATTCCAGACGTATTCGTGATTATGGTTTTTCCTCCAAGTGTACTTATCCTTGATGAATTATCATTTAAATCAATTGGACTGGCGATCGATGTGAGTTCACTACCACTACCATAAAATTTGGACGCAGTAACATTTCCCGTTACTAGTACATTCCCACTCGTTTCTAACGACGTGACTAAATTTTGAAACGAAACCTTATCGGGTGTACTAGAATTTACCGAAGTTACGTCTTGTAGATTTGGTATGGGTAAATTCGTGAGTTGAGACCCGTTACCCTTTACGAATCCAGTCGCTTCTAAGTCTCCTTGAAAAACAGCACCTATTGTCGCTACGTTGTTATTGTTACACACCGTGGTTAATGTAACTGACGGCGCACTTGGTAGATTCGTGAGTAGAGACCCATCACCTTTTACGAATCCAGTCGCTTCTAAGTCACCACCAAATTTCGCACCTATCGTCGCCGTATTACTTTCATTTACCACAATCCCGAGAGTTGCTGGTGGAATCGGGATAGTATCATATAATTTCCTATACGAACGACCCTTTGATGAACACGACATTCTAAAATTACTGTTTATTATTTTTTAATTTTTCTATGCGCACCCTGAGTTCCTGTATGGATTTTACAATATACGCGATTGGTTGGAGGTATTTTAAACATGCCATACGTCTACCCCAATCTGAATAATCGGGTTCGGGTGCATCATCGTTCGGAGATGCATCTCGGTCTGGCCATACGATGTGGCGCATTTCACGGGCGTCGTAATACACTTCCTGTGCTATAAATCCGGACGTTCTTTTACCTTTCATGTCGTATATTTTTGGTACAAGTTTGGACAATTTTTCGAGTGCGTTTGATATATTTTTTATATTTGATTTACGTCTTCTATCGCTAAATGTGAGTAAAGACCCATTTTTACCTAAAGCGGCATTGGGTCCCGTATTAGGACTGCTATAAAATGACATTCCACGCATTGCAGACCCAAAATACAAACCACTTCCATCACCATGACAGGCATTGAAATAGCATTTACCCAATAAATAACAATGATATTTGATATTATTTGGGTGACCAGAATGGCTCTGCGCATTAGGATCCATATTCAAATGCGTTGTACCGTTTATAGAAAAAAACATTTGATTAGCAAATTTTATATCGAACGAATTGGTACTAACTTCTATTCTATCAGTCCACCTATTCCACGTCTCCGAAAGTCTCGTTCTTATTTTAAGATTATTACCATTAGTTTCAAAAAGATGAGAAGTTCCATCGGTGTTCAATCCATTCGTCGGGTGTAACCACATGATATTTTTACCGGTTTCATCCATGCGCAATAATCTTCCATACCCTGTACCATAATCACCGTTCGAGCGCCATGTATTAGGTGCGGTCGTTACTCTTGATAATCTTCTTAGATCGTCATTTGCGTATCCATATAATATATCACCCGTGGTGAGAGACGATAAATTGGGTGTACCCACAAATATAGCTTTAGATTCGAGTGTTGAGGTTCTACTAGATACGTTAAATATGTCCGTGAATGTTTTCCATTCGGGCTGTAAGGACGTGGGATTTGAATATAATACCTTTCCATTTGTGCCTATGGGTAATTTACCGAGTGTACTGTTTGCAGTCGATATGAGTATATCACCTTGAGTTACATTTGTTAGACTCGACGTATTTGTTATTATTTTCTTACCTTCGACGGACGTTACGGATGTATTTACTAGGGATAAATTGTAACTATTGGCCACACCCGTTAAAAATTCGCCATTTCCTTTGAGTGGTTGGGAACACGTCACATTTCCGGATACGAGTACATTTCCAGACGTTTCGAGTGAAGTCACGGTGTTTGTAAAACTAATTTTACGATTTGTTGAACTACCCTGTGCAGTCACATCATCGAGACCCGTTGATGTCATGTATCCTAGATTTGTGAGTAGAGACCCGTTGCCTTTTATGAATCCAGACGCTTCTAAATCTCCATTAAATTTAGCTCCACTCACTGTACACACGTTACCATTTGTTACAACATCGTCGAGCGTTAAACCAGTCACAGCTGTCACGGATGGTAAATTGGTAAGGTGTATTCCGTCGCCCTTCACGTATCCAGTCGCTTCCAAGTCTCCGTCAAAATATGCGCCTCTGGTTGTTAGGTTACCGGCTTGTGTCACGTCATCTAACGTCAAATTACGATATTGTAAATCACTTAGACGTTCATGATATCTCCTCTTATCGCGTGACATTCTGATATTACACTACAAATTTATCATGCATTTTCCAAGCGAAAAAACGTCTGGTTCTTCTTCTTTCATCTTCGGCATCTTGAAACCACCCTGTTTATATACACGGAGTCGTTTGTTATACATGGCGTGACACACAGACCATTGGTCAAATATGTCGTATATGTTAGGGTTATTCTTCTTACCTTTTGTTTCTCTCATGATGCGACCTATTGATTGGACGATATCCGATTTCGGTGTCGCGAGAATGACCGTATCCAGAGAAGGTATATCCAAACCCTCGTGCGCTTGGCTAAAAGTGGCAAAAATTATCTTTTTTGTACTCGATTCCGCGAGATCGGCTTCTTTCATACCACCCATGTAGAGACCTGACCTTTTTGGAAAACACTGATGAAGCATCATACAGTGTTGGCGTCTATCACTCAATACGAGGATTTGTCTCGTGGATTTCGCGATACGACTAATCAGTCCCACGAGCATTGAGTTTCGTTCCCTGTTCTCCGTGAGTTCTGTAATCATCGTGGACAGGGACAGCTTACCGAATCTCGTACACGGTGGTGGATCCCTGAATCTCTGACACTCAAACTCGATGGGAAACACCTCCACGTCTTGTTGGTTTTCTCGTTCTACGGCAAAAAACGTTGGTCCCATGAACCAGTGAAGGACCTTCGTAAGCCCATCTTTTCTATTTGGGGTCGCAGACAGACCAAATATATGTTTTGGGCACATTTTAAACAGGGATTGGCTAAACACCTTTGCGCATATGTGATGGGCTTCGTCTACTATGAGTGTTCCTATGCTATCAAAATCACCGAATGTGTACTCTTTGAGAGAAAGCGATTGTAACATGGCGATGACGAAATCACACTCAACATCCTTTTTGTTTTGTTGAACTCGTCCGATTGTAGCGCCCGGACAAAACTGTTTGATTCGCTCTTCCCATTGATTTGCGAGGAATTCTTTGTGTACGATGATCATGGTTCTGTATCCCAGTTTGCACGCTATGGCCAATGAAACGGTGGTCTTCCCGAAGCCGCACGGTAAGCTGAGGACCCCGTGACCTGCGTCAATAGCCGCAGCAAGTGCGGCGTTCTGATGGGTGGCGTCTCGCAAGGTTCCATGAAATTTGACGCGAGTTCGGATGGGTTCAGGTCTCTTATCCTCCGTTGGCTCTCCCAGTTTACTAATTCCATAGTATCTTGGAACGCAGATTCCATTCTTAGTTGGTCTAAATACCTTAAAAGGCGGTGGGGGGAACCCGAAGTCGTCATTGACTATGGCTCTTACCGTCAGCTCCTTTTTTAATTCGGGAGGTGGATTGTTCACTATGTATCCACTTCTCGTGAGCATTCTACTGTATTAAAGATTGCAAACTTTAATAGAGTACATAATCATGCCATCCGTGAACGTTGAAGAGAACATCAAGAAGATTCAAGAAGCCATCGAAGCTACGTATCAAGAGCTTCACAGACTTCAAGGAAGTCTCCGTGTTTTCGTGGGTTTCAAAGAAAACGGTCTCGAGGAAATTGAGATTCCAGAGAAGAAGGAGGAAGAGAAGGAGTCTGAATCTGCTTAATTACCCATGCGTATCCACTGTGATTGGCGACATTCCAAGCGCCACTAAAATTTGCTATTATTTTGACTAAGTCACCCTTAGCTAGAGATTGTACGGGTGTGTCACCTTCGACGGTACACATCACACGTCTGTATCTGTATGGTACTTTTATGGTCAAAACATTTCCTTGGAGTGGATCGTCTACGTTTTGTTTATTCATGATAAATCTTGATTTTGATTCCTGGAGCCCATTAATGTAATCACGAGTCCTGTCGTTGACGGTTATGCGTATGTATCGTTTGTCGTTATATTCATACATGGGTTCATACACGTGACCATCGATGGGAATCATGATTTTCTAGTATATATAATTATTAGAATCAAAGCTATAAGCACGAATAATACGAGTGTGATTCGAATGGGTTGGTGTGGTTTGCGCGTACCAAATTCTTGATGGCAAAATGCACGTCCAACCTCTATGGCGGCTTCTATGCTCGAATATGGTGTGTTTCTAGGGGACATCATGCCACACATGGCTACCTTGTTACTTTTACCGAAGAATGGTACTTGTCCGTGAAGACTCAAAACACCCGATGATTGTTCGAACACCCATTTTCCCTCTTTCCACTCCGTACCCCATCCTATTCGAACTCTCAGTGGTTCGGGAAGATTGAGTTGTTCGATGACCGCAGCTTTGAGTGTGTCTGGGTCCATGGCTAGTACCTCATCCGTGAGATCGCATATGACACACGAAACTGTGGTACCGTTTGAAAGTACTACCGGCTGTAGTCTGAGTTCCGTGTTCATTCCTATGTGTAAGTCGGATTGCATCTTCACTGGTTCGTCATAGTCAATCAATAGGTTTATACACCCGTATGTACTCGGTCCAATCTTTTTGGGAGCATCTTCACCCCAGTTATCACCGATGAGTTCGAGTGCTTTGCTGTTGTCCACACATAATACGAGAAGACCGTCGTCTATTTTTACACCGTCGGCAAACGTTGCGATGTATCCATCATCCATATATTCCACACTGGACAAATGTGTATTGAACATGAATGTGGCGCCCTTTTCGATGAGCGCGCGTTGCATCGCATCGTTCATGACCTTACCAGACACCTTTTGTGTGTACTGTTTCGATAATCCGACGTGGTCGAAGCTATTCACGAATTCGTATGCGGACATGGTTTCCCATCCCACTCCGTCCATCACGTATGTGAGCGTCTGGATGAGGTTTTGCCCAGATTCGGAAAGACCACCGAGTGCGTCTTTGAGGGATATGGATTTGTATTTGTTTTGACGAGCTAATACTCTCGAAGCGAGGGACGCGAGTGTGATGTAGTCCTCAATGTGTAAATTTTTGAATAACACGCGATACATGTCCATGATGTCTTTTTGTTCAAATATATCATCCCATTTGATTCCCATTTCTTTGAATAAACTGTCTGTGTTTACGAACGCATTATCGAACGCGAGTTTGTGTGCGTGTATATCTCTTTGAGTTATGGATGGTTCCCACCACGCTCCACCCGCTGACGGTTTGCGATCATATATGATGACCTCATGGTCTGTCGACCTGAGTAATTCCCATGCGACGGACATACCGGTTGGACCCGCACCCACTATGTGTACCCGCATTTATAATAACACACTAAAAATTTTAGGCTGGTAAATACAACACGTTTTGTGTGAGGTGATAGAATAACATGAGACACACGGTCAACACGGTTTGAAAGTCTAAATGAGGCATCGTCGCGAATAGGAGAAATACACTGAGTATCACGTGCATTGGAAATGGCTTTTCTGGTCCATATTTAATATAATATCCATACATGGCGCCTACTGAAAGTATGATGGCATTGATGGCCGTCTCATACGAGGGGCTATAAAAGAACCACGCGGTATACAGGAGTGAGACGTATGATATGAATATGGATCTTCGGAGAAGTTCCTTTACACTGTCTACCCATAACAATGGTTTCTTCTCTATCAATTTGGATTCCCAATGTGGACCGAGTATCAAGTAGGAAATATAGAGGATTATGAATATTTGCCACATTTACTATATTCTCAGAAAATTTTACAAAAATTATTTTTATTTTTTTCGAAACTTTTTTCTTTTAAAAGAAAGTGAAAAAAAAATATTTTTTTTATTTTTGATTTTAATCCGAATTAAAGATTTGTCACGAAACATGTATAAATGAATCCAATTCTAGCACAAGCGCTTAAAACGGCTGTCCCGGGTCACAAGGGACGGGTGATCGGAAGCAAAGAAGACATGATCGAACGCGCCTTGAAACAGAGTAAACCAAAGGTGATCGTAAGAACCGTGTGGGACCCAAACCACATGACGTACGTCACCAGACATTACTCACCGGAAGGCGTACCGATGTCTTTCACGAATAAAATGTCCAGATAAACTAAGGATGCCACCTCTAAATCTCAGAGAGATGAACAGTCAAATAAATGCTATTTTAAATGAAGTGAATGCATTAGATAATAACAATCGTCAAAGATACTGGTGGCTTTATGGGCGGTATCAATCTATGAAGACGGCACTTAAAAAGCATTTTTCTGAACCAAGGACAAAGACGAGAGCTCATGTCGACGCGGTGAAGACTACGTCTAAAAAACTGTATGCTTTAAAGAAACTACTTAATCGCAAATTCCCAAACCTTCCAATACACAATTTTACGGCGCGGTCAGCACTATACAGAGAGAATCAAGTGCTTAAAAATTCGCATAAGGGTGCCAATAATAAATTCTTAAAAGGTTTTAAGTTCGTGAATCATTACGTTAATGATCTACCAAAAGACGCCATAACATTAAACAACATAAAGAGTGGGAATAGAGCTATAAAAATAAATAAATCCATTTATTCCCTGCAATCATTTAGGAATT